ATTCTACATTAGCTGTTAACTGGGAAAGCTTACCTGCCCAAGCAAAGCACGTTCTGGCTAATATGACTTTTCAGTTAGGTAAGGCAGGGGTTTCTAAGTTTAAGAAGACCCTTGATTTAATTAACAAAAAGGATTTCAAAGGGGCTTCTGTTGAAATGTTAGATTCTAAATGGGCGAAACAAACACCCAATAGGGCTAAAAAGATGTCTGCTTTAATGGCTTCAATCACTTAATTTTAGGCAAATAAAAAGGCCCCTCAGATTTCTCTTTGGGGCCTTTTTTGTTTACTTCTTTCTATTACCTACATTATCTTCTAACTCTATAAGAAGGTCTATGTAATGTTTGATCTTCTCTAGATCCTCCACACCATTCTTATTACGCCACCTAGATATGTACTTTACAATACTACCTTCAATAAAGGACAGGTTGTTAGCGTGAATGTATTCAATAGGCTGAATGCCTCCCATCTGATAGTGACTACCTCCTACTTGAGTGTCTAGTGATGAATTAGGTTCCATCTTCAAAATCCCCTCGCTCTATAGCAATCATTAATTTATCGTCAAACCTCTCTAACAACTCTTCAGCAGAAATACATAATATCTCAACTAACAGGTCTACATCGTAGTCTCTGGTTATGTCTTCGATTAGTTCCTCTACTGTCTTAGCCATTAGCTGTCTTACTCCACTTATTAAGGGCTTTCATATCATCTTGTGAGAACCATTTAATGTCGTGCTTATCACACCAGCCAGCGTTAGTTAGTTTAGATCCTTTCCGTAGTTTCTGATGAGGCTTAGACCAGACAAAGACAAGTATCTTATTCTCTTTTAGCATCTGGTCGTGGATAGCTTTATACTTCTGGGTGTCTCCAGACCTAAAGAATCCTTTGACTTCAATAAAGATATTACCCTTAATGAAGTCTGGATTATAGGTCTTATGGATTATGTACCCTATCTTTTCAGATTCGTACTCCCATTCAGATAAACCTAAAGCTACCCTAGCTTCTAGTTTACTTCGGTACTTTGGCAGTTGCTTTTTTGACATCTGGAATATCCTTTAATAACGCCTGTACCATTTGACCTGTACCATCAATAAAAGGACTGCCGTGTAGTGCCCATCCTAGATTCAATAGTATGTTGATCTGCTCTTCAAAACGCTCAGATCGGGGAGTCTGTACTACTTTAAATTTTACACTCATATTACTTAGTCTCGGTTATTTCAATTACTCTAGGTAAACTCCAAACTTCCGTTAGGAACTTAGGGCCTGTACTATACAAGAAAGTCCTTAATTCAGGGTAGCAAGTATGCTTATAAGGACAGTAAGAGCATTGTGTAGATAACTTCATATTCCCACTTTTACCATCTGGTACTGGGTAGCTACATGGCTCAGGCATTTCATCTTTAGATACAATATCTTTTAAGTGAGTGATCCTGTCCTCAATGCTTTCACCTTCAGTCAAGTCTATCATTGCTAAGGCTAAATGTCCATTGCCTTTGTCCATAGCAAGCCAACCACCTTCTTTAACTCCAAGCCCTGCACCATAGCCTTTTAACTGATCTACATAACCAAAGGGATCGTCAAACTCTACAGTGTTATCCTTGAACTTTTTAAAGGCGTAGCTGGAGGCTGATTTAACATCAATAAGTTTACCATCAATAGTACAGTCCATAGAGCCCTTGACTCCATTAACCTCTACCTTATCTTGTTCATTAGCTACAGTGTGACCACCTAGACGTACTAACAATAAGACTAACTCTTCTATTACATGACCGTACAGGAACTTAATCAACGTAGAGGGCTCTAATTCCTCTTTAGGGTAGTCTTTGGAGTTAAGCCATACCTGTCTATCAGGTTTGCCTACGGACGACATACGCAAGCGTGTGGAGTCTCCGCGCTCTTCAAACAATGACTTAAATACAGCCTCCTTTACGTTAGTCCCGAACAGATCAAATATCGCATCAACATCTACGTCTGGATCTGCTTTGCTATTCTTGACTACCGAATAAACATCTTCTATTAATGTGTCTAATGTTTTATTCATTATATTTATTACCTTTTGATAGATTATCTTTTGCTTTTAAAATTTGTAAGTTATTCTCTACATGGAACCCCGATACTTTCTTACCTTGTAAGGGTATAATATGGTCAACATGGTAGGAATTAGGGCCGTACTTACTAATTAATTTAGAACACTCTTCATATATCTTTCTGATCAAAAACAAATTTGCCCATTTAGGAGTTCTCTGTATTTTAGAGGCGGCTCGTTTTGAATTGATGTAGTTAACATACCCTTTGTTTTCTTTTTTCCATTTTATTTTTCTTAGTTGTTCTTTTTTTGTATTAACTCTGGGTTTTTTTCTGGAATCTCTTTCATATATTCTATTTTCTATTCTTTTACATTCAATACATCTATATTTATGATTCCTTACACAACTAGATAACCAGTTAGATCCTTCTTTTAATACATTTTTACATCCTATACATTCTCTATTAGTGGCACTCATACCAATTATTCCCTATCTTAGATTCTCCGTCCAATGGACAGTTCATGTTTAACTCTATACCAGCATTAACGATAGCTTCTACAGCCAATACACCAAAGCGTTCTGAGTGTGCCTCCAGCACTTGAGTCTGATACTCATCGTGGATGTTACCTACAAAAGTAAAGTCTAGCTTTTCTTCTCTAGCACTGTTGTATAATAACACAAGTGCCTTTTTCATAACAATCGCTCCTGCTGACTGTAAGAGAAAATTAGGGGCTGAGTGTTCAGACCTAACCCAGATTTTACGACCGTCCAAGCCCTTCAAATATCCCCTGTTAGAAGCTTTCTTAATCTTAGTAATTAAGTCAGCTAGTGAAGGAATGTTATTGAATAGAGTGGCCTTTAGCTGCTTACCTTCTGCGGCAGATCCATTGATTATAGTGCCCATCTTAACGTCACCAGCCCCATAGCAGAGAGCATAAATCATCGTTTTGGCCTGATCTCTAGAAGGTAGTCCAGCCATCTCCTGATTGTAGGAATGTATATCACCGTCTATAATCTGATTGATGTACTCTTCATCATTCATGTAGTGGGCGAGCATTCTCAATTCTAGGCCAGAAGCGTCACAACCAACTAGCTTATACCCTTTGGGCACTATCCAGCACTCACGGCACTCTTTACCATAAGGGCTGTATGATGCAGGGACTTGGGCAACATTAGGGCTGCTATGGGTCATACGGTTTGTTTGAGCGCCTATAGCATTAACGTAGCCGTGTACTCTGCCATCGTCTGCTACAGACTCTACCCAACTCAGAACCATTCCTACGCGCTTCTGGAGTAATAGAAACTCTTTGATCATCACTGCTTCAGGTATGTTTACATCTTCTAATACTTTCTCGTCTATCTTAGGTAAGCCTGTCTCAGTAAACTCAGTAGGCTTCCAACCAAAGTGGATCAAGTAACGTCCTATCTGTTGGCGACTACCTAAGTTAAAGATAGGGTATTCAAAGACACCATAACTGCCTTGTGAGTTATGATGAAAGCCTTGATCTCTATGCTTACCCATGATGGCTGCCTCAGTACCATCTTTCTTTAGTGGGTTCTTAGGGTAGTTCTTTTCTACCCATACTGGTAAAGGTGTAAAGCGTTTACGGACTGTAGCTTCTGCATTCATCATGCTCTCTTTGAGTTCAGCTAACAATATAAAGGCTTTCTTTTCGTCCAGTAACCAACCACTACGGGTCTGTTCAGCTATGATTTTATGTACGTCCATCTCTAGTTGGATAGACTCTACAGAAAAATCCTTAACTTCTTTTAGTAACTTACGATAGGTAAATAAGTTTACTTCAGTATCGGTAATACAATACTCTAACATCTCATCACTATAATAACTGAAGTCAGTGAACTTACCTTTTGGATAACCTAAACGCTGTCCCCATGATGCTAGAGAATGCCCACCCTGACGCGCTGGATCTGCAAGTCTAGACAAGACTAAAGTATCGGTTAGTTTGATGTTGCTGAAGTCAATACCTAATAGACGTTCCAATACAGGTATATCATAACCTAGTATGTTGTGGCCTATGATCTCAGTAACGTCTAACAGATCAGTCTTTAACTGGGCTAGATTATTGACGTACTGGGTAGACGTTTTAGTATTGATGTCTAAGGTGACTACACACCATATCTTGTCTGGATTAAAGCCATTAGCTTCGATGTCCAGAACTATAGATTTAGAAGTCATAATTACTTGTTTCCTGTATTATCGGGGCCTGACCAGCCTCTAATCGGCTAGTATCTGAGTTATAGAACAACCAACCACCTACGCCTGTATTACCTGTCCTACGACATTTAACTAGCTGGATCTTAGTACAGTTCCTAGCATACTCATCTTCAGCTAATTTGTCACGGCTTAATAGGATAGTGTTGAATGCAATCTGGTTAATAGATCCTGATCCCTTCATATCATATTCGTTTACATCGTGTGCATCCTTAGCACTAGGTTTCCTCATGTGACTAACTACAATAATACTAACTCCAGTTTCCTTAGCTAGTTTAAGGCATTTATCCATAAAGGTATCAATAATACCATTCTCATTGGAGATAACAGCAGCCTGTAGAGGATCTAGTATGAGAACATCACAGTCTAGCCCTTTGACCATGTAACGCATCTTAGAGAACAGTTCTTCAGCATCTAAAGAACCATGATGATCTAATACATGGAGTTTATCAGAAGACGTTAATTCTAAATACTGCTTATGTAAGACATCGTAATCTTTATCCTCATTAGGGGTGTTAGATAGGTTTTTGCCTACGTGTATAGACATTAACTTCTCAATAGCCTCGCCTACGTTAGCTTCTAAGAAAACACACCCTATCCTCTTGTCAGACTCGCCCCACATTCCGTATACTAGGTTATAAACTACGGTACTCTTACCGATAGACGTTAACGCACCTAATACAGTAATCTCACCAGCAGCTATGCCTCCATTCATCATTAAATTTAAAGCTCCAAAAGCTTCTGGTAACGGTATTACTTCCTCAGTACCTCGTTTAACAAATAATTCCCAACTACTAGGATCAGACAAAGAGACTACACCAGCAGGTCGATGAGGTTTAGCAGACCACCAGCACTCGGTAAACTCTTTAACCTTACCCTTCATCAACATCTCAGACGCATCCTTTAGAGGCATCTGCATCACCTTAACCTTATTAGGTGAGAATAAATCTACTACATTCTTGGCTGCATTTTTACCTGCTTCATCTTGATCCATACACAGTATGACAC